ACAGATGCGTGCTGATTTCGCCTACTGGTTCGGGAAAAAGTTTGATCATATACGTGTTGGTCCGTTTTCTTCAATCCGTATTAAAATTAGATCGGAAGATTTTAATTCTGGTGCCAACGGTGGGTCTTGTGAATCAAATGGAATCTGATTTCTATGACTACTCAAGACAAGACAAAACCTGGAGCACAAACAAACACATACACAAAATATCTGCTGGTGCCGAAAAAGACACAAGAAAGCAGATAGTAGTCTCCACGTGGCAATCCATATACAAGTTGCCCAAGCAATGGTTTGACGATTTTGATGCAATATTTTTTGATGAATGCCACCAAGCCAAGGCAGAATCAATAAACTTTATTGGACAAAAACTCACAAAGGCTTGGTTTCGGATTGGAACCACAGGCACGTTGCAGCAGACTCAGGCACATCGTCTGAGCATAGAGGGCATTCTTGGACCAGCCGTTCAATTCATTCACACCAAAAACCTGATGAACAAAGGACTGTTGGCAAAGTTGGCAATAGACTGTATTGCACTAAAATATTCCGATGAAGAAAAACAGTTCATCAAGAAACAAAGATATGCCGATGAGATCAAATGGATCATAAGTAATTCTAAGCGGAATGAATTCATACAAAAACTGGTCTTCCGAACAAAAGGTAATACACTTGTACTCTTTAACTACGTTGAAGGGCAAGGGAAACCTCTCTACGAGCTATTCAAAAAAGAAGCGGGAACACGCAAGGTCTATTTTATCTCAGGCAAAACCGAAGCCGACGCCAGAGAATACATTCGCAAGATTGTTGATACCGAAAAAGATGCCATTCTGGTTGCAAGTTACGGCACTACTAGTGCTGGGATCAATATTGTCAACCTTGACAATATTGTATTTGCCTCGCCTACTAAATCGGTAATTCGACTGCTTCAGAGTATCGGACGTGGACTTCGTGTGTCAGAAAAGAAAAAAACACTCAAAGTATACGACATCGTTGACGATCTTTGTTGGAAGTCACATAAGAACCATGTGTTCCGACATTTTGAAGAACGATTGAAGATATACAAAAAGGAAAAGTTTGACCATACGGTGCATGTGATGTCGTTCAAAAACATCTCTGAAGATAAATAATTAAAAGGAGGACATTACATGTCCGACGAGTCCGATGATTCTTCAGTGGTAATAAAAGTTGTCAAACTGACAACTGGTGAAGAAATCGTGGGAATTTTAATAAATGATTCTGGGAAGGAATATGAAATTTCATTTCCTGCCAGAGTCGATGTACATTATGGAAAGGGTCCTGATGGGATGACTGAATTCGTAAAACTCAGCAACTACGCTGCTTCCGTCATGAACTACACACTAAAGATTCCACATACCGCCACGGTGTTTGTAGGAGAACCAAATCAAGATCTAAGAATCATGTACATGACATATTGCGAGTACATGAGAAATGATCCAAAGATGATCATAAGTTCTGCTGGTGAAGATTCATCCATGCAAAAAGATCATCAAGGTCTTGAAATGCTGAATGAACTATTCAGCAACTCGGATTTTGTTGAGTTTGTTAATGAACTCATAGAAAATTACGAGGGAACTTGTGTCGAAGAAGAAGAGGAAGAAGAAGAAACTTTTATAATGGAAGAGCCCGAAGAAAAAGAGATTCAGCCAAAGAAAAAGAAGAAAGTAAAGCCTGAATCAAAGAAACTTCCATATAACCCAGAGGCAAATCCAAATACAGCAGAGGGTTGGTCCGACAATCCTAATGATTATATTTAAATGTTGTTTAGGTTGGTTGGAGCATCCGGCTCCATCGTATAGTATGAATATTTAAACACACAAGACGATTTAAGATGTGGAGTGTCGTTTGAATCAGATTGAAATATCAAACCACTTAATTTTATTGGAATTAGATTCAAAAAAGTTACTGTTAAAATTGGATCGTTGCAAGCAGAATAATTGTTCAATGGAGAAATCAATTGCAATTGTGCAGTATCCCTATGCCACTGATCATAAGCAATATTATTGGTAGTTGAATTTTCTATGTTTGATAAATTTCTAATCCAAGAGTAAATGCTTTTCCAGTTTGTCAAATCAGAGTCCACTATAAATTCAACAGACAAAGCTTCATATTGAACTGTCATCGAAGGAACTGGAATTGTTGTTCCAAAAATAGTTGGTTGATTTTGATCAGGTAAAGACACACCAGGTAAATTTGTTTTTGTTACCATTAATTCCAATGGTTTGGTTGTTCTATTAATAAACAACCTAAAATAATTTCCATACAAAAAATTTATGTTGTCTTTACATGGTGTTGCTGTCATACAAATATTTATGGAAAAAAGAAAACCCTCCCGATTTCTCGGGAGGGTTTCGTGTTTAGCGCACGGTTACCTATCAGTAGGCGAAGGTATTGCCGTGGAGGTTCTTGATCTGAGTCAAGCGGTAGTATTGGTTCAAACCTTGTGTGAGGTTTTCACCGTCTGGTACTGGACCACCGGACGAAGTGTTAAGAACGTATGGGTTAGCAACTACTCCGTAGCGTGTCTTGAATCCAATTCTTGGTTGGAAAGTGTTTGGATCAACGGCACGGACCATTTGGAGAGGAACGTATGGGCAGTAGAACAAACCTGCGTCATATGGTGACTCACCCTTATAGCCAGCGCAGAAGAAGTTTACACCGAGTGGTGAATATGGATCGATGTAGACACGGATCTTGCCGTTTAGGATACCAGCAAATGTGGATTGGGTATCATCTCCATTGATCTGAGGAGCGATTCCGGGGCTGAGGCTCATGAAGCCAGACATGGCTAGAGCAGCAGCTGTATCGCTGTCGCAGATGATGAAGTTTGCCTTACCACGGCGAGTTTCCTTGGCGATTGCGTTGCACTCTCTTTCGATTTGGAAAGTGAGTCCACGGAATCTTTCAGCAGACCAACGACCGTCTGAGTCGAGGTTTAGATCGTATTCGCCTGTGGCGTTTAGATCGTTTTGCATTGATCCCCTACGTGCAACGTAGTAAACTGTTCTTACCAACTCACGGTTGATTTCAGCAAGAATTTCTGTGCTGAGTAGGTTGGCGAGTTCAGCTTCAGCGTCAAGACCGTGAACGGCCTTGAGATCTTGTGCCAACTCAATCGTGTAATTGCTGGACAGAGCACGTGTACGGGCTTGTACGGCAACACGGTCGATTGAGAAGGCCATCTGGTTGAATGAACTGTAGAGACCAGTTCCAGATCCGAGACCTTCACCAGAGCTTGTCAACATGCCACGGAAGGCACTGAATTGAGCAGCATTAAGGGTGCGAACACGGTTTGGATCCATACCAGCGGGACCGCATGATCCGCAAAGACCGTAACCAGCGGTGAATCCAGCAAAGTTTGCTGGAAGTGTGTATCCTGAACCACCGTAGTTTGGTTGTGGCTCTTGGAACATTGCTTCGGCGTATTGCGAAGTATTTCCGTAGTTAAGTCCACCGTAGTTGGCACGCATTGCGAAAATGAGGCCGGTTGGAGCGGTCATTGGCTGAACGCCGCAGATGTCGTAGGCCATCAAGTTTGGCATTGCACGGCGCACAAGGCTGATGAGGACTGGATCGTAACCAGCGACTCCTCCGTTGTTGCTGAAGCTTTGTGGCATTCCGAGGTTGTTAGAGGTCATATCTTCTGTGAGGTGTTGAGCACGCAGAGCTTGCTCTTGGTTCTCTAGAAGGACGGCTGTGACTTTCTTGCGATAGTCATCTTGGATTTCTGGAAGAGCATCATGAGCGAGAACTGGGCTCCACTTCTCGGTCAAGATGTCGTAAGGTGTGTTGTCTTGAAAGTTCATTTTGTTAGTATCTCCTGTGAGTTAAAATTATTTAGGATATTTCCTTTTTAGAGTTTCTTGTTAAGTTTGCCGATAACATTTGCGTAAGACTCAACCGTGCTGTTTTCGGGCTTCGACACGGCTGAGAATGTCATTTCCTCGTTGATCTGTTGTGGTGTTTGACGAACAGGACGAGAAATTGTTTGTGAGTTTGTTAGGTAATTTTGTTTAATTGTTACTAATTTTTCACGATATTCTTCTGGAGAACCAAAAGCAACGTTCTCCATCAAAGATTGCAATTTAACTACTTGTGTATCTGCAAGATCCTTTGTCTCTGCAACAAAGATTCCAGCACATTCAGTTAGTGCCATTTCCTTGCGAAGATTGATGTTTTCGTTCAAAGCCTTATTCAGTGTATCTGAAAGTTCTACATTGTGAGAATAAAGTTCATCTAGAGCATTATACTTCTCGGCTGGAACATCAATATAATGATTCTCAAAGAGGTTCTTTAGCCCTGTGATGAAGTTTTCTGCAATTTGTGTCTTGATGCCTTGTTCGACTGCAACAGCATTTTCTTGCATCCATTCTTCAACAACGTAATCTAGGTAGTCATCAACCTTTTCAACCAAGTTACTGGTTACGTTTTCAAGGTAATTTTTGACACCTTCGTCTAGAGAAACGATTGTCTTTGAAACTTCTGCATTTACTTTTTCTTGTACTGCTGCTTCAAAGATTGCCTCAAGTTGAGTTACAAGATTAGAATCGGCAACTTCTTCACCAAGAAGTTCAACCAATGCATTTGTGAACTTAACAGTTGCTTCGCTTGTTTCAACTGGTCCTTCTTCCTCTTCCTCTTCCTCTTCTTCTTCCATTGGTTCTTCTTCTGGTTCTTGTTGAGTTGGAGCGGGAGCAGACATTGGTGCACCACCCATTGGACCACCCATTCCACCAGCCATAGCGGCCATTGTAGTTGGAACTTGGGCTTTAGCATAATTGTTTGCAGTTACAACAGGCATTGGTATCATGTTACCACGACCATCTGGTGTGAAAGCCACACCATTTGCTGGCATCATTCCACCTTGTTGCATTTCCATTTGTTCGTTGATTGTATTTTTTGTTCTTTTCATATCAATAGATCCTTGATCTTTATTATTTATAAATTCCTAATTGTTTTCCTTTTTGCAAAAATCCACCAGCAGTTTCTGCAAAATCAGGAGAAGTTGTATAAGATTGTTTTATGGTATTTGTTGCGCTTTCTGCACCAAATCCTTTAAGAGCCAATGTAAGTGGATTTTCACCAGCCATTGCCAATTTACCCATTCTTGTTGCGGCATATTGACCCATAGGACCCATTCTATTTGAAGAAATCAAACCAGCCAAATCTGGAACATTTTGAGGATCTATGGCTTTTGCCGCTGTGGCTTTAATTTGCGCATAAAAATCTTTTAATCCTGGTGGTATTTTTTGATCTAGATTATATGGCTTCAATTCTTCTTCAAACGTTTTTATTGGATCTATGCTTGCTCCCAAATATGTTTTTGCTAGGGCAGTTCTGAGTGCTTGTTTTATTGCATATTCTGCAACAGGTCCTAATGTCTCAATTCCACCACCGACTGCAGATCCAACTGCTCTAAGAGCATTGCCAACCATTTGCCCACCTACATAATCTCCAGCCTTTCCAGCAAGTTCCCCCGCACCTCTAGCCACACCACCAAATCCCCCAGCGGTAATTCCTTCTAGTGCTTTTTCAATTTTTTGTGAATAATTCCACCAAGTCATTTGTTGATATGGATCATACCCAGATGGTGCTGGTGTTGATTCATATTGGGATTTTGTACGTCTATTTACTTGCATACCCATACCAGAACCACTACCTTCAGTTAAAAAGGTAGATATGACATTTCTAGTGTATGGATCAAATGTATTCATCAAATATCCTTGAAATATCTATCAAAAACTTTTATTATATTTTTTTGTAAGTTTCTTTTTGATGATGTTTGAATTAATTTTTTTGCTCTGCTCAATTCTCTCTCTTGCCACATTCCACTTTCATAAATCCATTCACGACCTTCCATGATTCCATTTACAAAAGCATTCGGGGCAGAAGGATCTGCGACAATGTCGATGGCAGCGAGCATGAAGTCCTCTTGAACTTCTTGGTATCCATTCTTTGCCTTTAAAGAACCCATACCACGGGTAGAAACACCCAATTGAGCACCCTCTTCAATGAGATTCTTTACAATTTTGCCCATTGGAGTATCCATGACCTTTGCTTTGCCATAGATGTTTTTGCCATCTTCATAAAGTTCTTTTACAATATGTGAAACACGATCAAGATTCACGGTTGGCCCCGTGGGGTGATTGAGTTCACCTAATGCTCTACCTTTGTTAACATATTCGTTGATGTAACGAGATGCCTCTTTTGCAAGAATGTTCTTTGGGTAGATTCTTCCATTCTTGTTCTTTACATCAGATTGCATGAATACACCTTCAATGAAGTAATTTTTGTCTCCATTGCCAACATTTTCTTTTATGTATTTGATGTCTTCTGTTAGTTCCGTGATTAGTTTCATTTGTTTTCTTTCTTTATGTTGGTTGATCTAACCATCTTTTTGGAAGTGGTTGTTGCTCTTCTTTTTGTTTAAACTGCTTCCAGCTTGGTATTTTCATTGGTTTTGGTCTATTTTCTATTGTATTGTTGCGCCTTCTCCATTGATATTCTCTATCCCATTGCTGCAACAAATCGACCATTTGTTTATAATATTCTTTTAACCATTCCGTCCATTCTTCTCGACTATCAAAATCTTCCTTTTTTCTGTGATACTGCTTCACAAATTCATCCAAGGTCATACCTTGTTCACCATTAGGACCTCTAGGAATGGGTGGCCCATCACCAGATATTGGGGGTCCGGGTGGAAGGCCCAGTGGATCGTCTACCGTCATAGCACTTTCTGGACTAGCTGCAGCACTGACATTAGACGATATCATTGTTGCTTCTTCAGTTAATTTTTTTTTTAAAAAAGTGTTTTTTGCAATATTTTTATATTCTTCTTTTAATCTATCAGAGACTTTTTGATATAAAGCATTTGCTGTAGAATTTTTAAATCCAACAGCATTTTCCTCAACAACATTCTTAATCATTACTTTTACTTTATCTTTCATTGGATTATCCTTTTTGCATTCTCATAAAAATTTAAAGTGTTCTTAAATTTTGCACTGTTTTCCAAAAGTTCTTTTGCCATGAGTTTTCTGTTTTTTGGATTTAGTGCATTGAACATTGTTTTTAATTTATTTACGTCTTGTTCTTGAATATTTATGCTAATATTATTTTTTAGTGTTAAAGAAAAATTTGTTTTTGGATTGTAATTTTCAAAAAATTCTATTAATTTTTTAACATCATCATTTAATTCAGTTTTTTCTTCTGTAAATAAAATATTTGATGTTGTGGACTTATTTACTTCTTTTAAAGCCTCGTTGAGTTTGAAAGACAATGAGTTGACAAGGCTTTTCTTAAAAGCCTCATCATTTTCATATACCAAAGAATTTAAACCACTTTTTAGTATAATTTCGGATAGATCATTCATTGCTGTCCTTCTGCTGGTGCTCCCTGTTGTGCTGCCATTGCTTGTTGTTGTGCCATTAACATAAGTTGCTCTTGACGCATTCTTTCTCTGTCAATTTCCATCTGCTTTTCAAGTTCTTTAATTTCATTTTCTGTTTGACGAAGTATCTTGGACTTGATGTATTCAGTGGAAAAATATTTTCCTACGTAAGGCTCTACGATTGAAAGCATCTTAATTCTCTCTGAAAGAATTTCTGCTTCCTTTAGATCCCAGAAATAGTTATCGGTATTGAAGACAAATTTTATGTCTTTCTTCAATACATTCCAGTCTTCTTCAGTAATAACTCCCTTGAGTAGCAATTGTACTCTTAGGAAATCCACAAACATTTTGGAAAAGTGATGTCTGAGTCTTTCAATAAATTTGTAGAACTTTACCTCTTCTCTTGTTATTTCCAGTGAACGACCCATATTGAACCCGGTTTGTTCTGCAACCAAACGACTCAACGGAACATTCAAAGAGTTGTATAATTTCTTTTTGAAGTAATCTACGTCTTCAATCTGAGACATGGCGTTTCCACCGGGAAGAACCGATATTTGAGTTCCCTGAGATCCTTCACGACGGGGCAACCAGTAATCTTCAAGAACTGATAGGTGGTTTCTTTCATCACGAATTTCACCTGTGCTTTGGTTGTAGATTATGCGGTTGCGGAATCTACTCATCATGTCACGAAGATACTGTTCTGCTTTTTGTTTTGGCAACTGGCCCACGTCAACGTAGAATACTCTGCGCTCAGGTGCACGGGCTACACGGTAAACTAGAAGAGCATCTTCTAGTTGTCTAAGCATGTTAAGCGGTCGGATTGCCTTGTGTAGATACCCAAGAACCCGCTTTGTATTCATGTCAATCAAACCAGATGGAACATAAACAACGCTATCCAAAGATAATTGTAAACCACCTGGTCCGGTCATCAAGAAAGATTCCTTATCGGAATCGGTGTACATGTAATATTCTTCAATTTCTTTTATAAAACTCACAGAACCGCTTTTTGTTCTTTCTTGTTCTTTTTTTACTTTTCTGACTTTTTTAATTTTTAAAGGATCGATTGGAATAATTTCTTTTATTCCATCTATTGGGTTTTCTTTATCAATCACAATGTTGTAGAACAACCTAGAATCTATGTACCATCTTCTAAAAATTTCATAACCTCGGTGATTAAAATCAAGAAGATGCAATAGGTTGTCAAACTCACGGTACATCTTTACCTTGATTGAATCTGGAATGGCTAGATTTTTTAAATCTAATTTAACAGGATTTACATCTGTTCCTTTTACTATCGCTGCATTTACAATTTCTTCAATTGCATTATCTACCTCTGGATAGACTGACATGTTTCGATATTGTATTACCGCACTGCTTTCATCTTTCAGCGTTCCAGTATAATCAATGGCGGAACTGAAATAACCACCAGCCTCAACGGTTACTGTTCCGTCATAAGTCTCCGGTGCTGCAATTTTTTTCAATGCAACATCTTGAACTTCTTGTTTAGTTTTTTCTTTCTTTCCGAATTCAAATCCAAATAATTCGATTTCCATGTTTAATCTCTATTATAGTTATATCACGATTGATTGTTGTTTGTTGGGGTTCCTACATCGGTTACACCAGGTATTTCAAAATAATCACACACAAAAATTACAGAAAATTTTACCAAAGTATTTGGTGATTCCATGTTAAACGCTATTGGCTCAATTGTTTTTGGCCAACAACCCCTCAACACAAATTTTTTGTGATCATTTGGACTCGCTTCACCATTTAAATTTAAATGGCGAATAGTAAAATCTGTTTTATAATCATTTGTTCCACTCAATACGTAGCTGTTGTTTGTAACGTGATCATTTATCCAATTATGCCATCTAGAAAAAACTTTCCACATATCTCCAGCACCAACATCATCTAACACAATTACAGACCAAGGTCCGTACTGTTTTTCTCCAGGATAATATGCTTTTCTTCCAAAATACTCATATTGTATTCTTTGTGAACTAACGCTGGGAATTGTAGTTGTTTGTATATGAAATTTGCTAAATTCTGCATTTCCTGTTGGTTGTGGAATATCACCCTCAACCAAAAATCTATTTGACCTAGTTCCACCATTAAAGGCATTTTTAAAGCTAGAAATTGAAATTTGAGCCATTTTATGTCCCCAAACCCTTGGTGATTGTGTAATAATCAAATACCATATTTACAGTAAATTTAACAAAGTTGGCAGATGACATATCTAAATTTACTTGGGTTATTAACTCAGGCCAACAGTTTTGCAAAACAAAAGTTCTAATAGGAACATCACCGTTTAGCGGTAACTGGTGTACAGTCCAATTTTTTTGAAAACCTTTGTATGAAAAATTGTCAATCCGTCTAGAACCACCCACTTGGTGGGTTACGTGCCCATCTATTCTTTCTTTCCAGTGCTGGAATGTTCTCCACAAATTGTCAGCGTTGTTGTCATCATATATTCCAATAGTCCACGTTGAATAGTTTCTGTCTCCAGCCAGATTCAGTATTCTACCTCGGTATGGAACTTGTATTGTTCCCAATTCAGCAGAAGGTAAACTTGCCGCATAAATTTTAAATGTTTCATTTTCATTTGGTTTATGTATCGCATATGTTCCTTGTGGAAATGCATTTGTAAAATCTACCGAAAAACGATTTGGACGTGTACCACCATTGAAGTTTTGTTTAAAATTTGAAATTGAATTGGGGGTAAGTGCTGACATTGTTTTATGATAGAGTTGATACGTTTATTACAAATTCATCTGAAGCCAATAGTGGTTTGAATATTACTTGTGCATTTATTGTTGCAGAAAAATCTGTATTGTTATCATCGTTACAAGTTACTTGGGTGTATCCTGTATCCAAATATTGACTCAAAGTTTGCATGTAATTCAAAATTTGAGCTGTTATTGATGCTCTAGTGTTTCTATCGTTTGTTTTGAAAACAAATCTCAACAAAATATTTCTTACATTTACTTCAATATCTTGTTTTAATTTGGATGTAGATATTCTTTCACTTGATGTATATGTTATTCCCGCACCAGCCGTTGCTCCAACCAAGTCCAATCCCAAAAAATCTTGATTTGCTGAAGTTGTGTAGAAATTAACTCTATTTTTTTTGTATACGTTTTTTATAGGATTTGTATAAAGAATTGCCTGTGGAATATCTCCATTCAAAATATATGAATTTTGATTCCCAGCAATACTAAAATAAAGAGTATTATTGTTTTTTGCACGCACAAAAGAACCAGCTACATCACTTACTGTGGAGATTGAAACTGTATATTCGCTGTTTGTTTTTAGACTAGAGGTTGGGAATACTCTTTTATTTGTTCCAGCAACACTAAAAATTCTTTCAGAATATGTTGTTCCAGAAACAAATGCAGGGTTAGTAAACAAAGAATCAAAGTTTATTGCAGTAAATCCTTGCCCATTATTTGATGATGCAAAAATTCCAATAACATTTGGGGCACCTTGAATATAACTAACTTCAGCTGCGCTTCCATTTTTGCCTATTAAAACATCAATCGTATTTGTGGTGTTTGTTTCATATGAAACAAACCCAGACGTTGTTCCAGAAAGAATTAACGTTCCACCATATGCAAGATATGTAAGAGCATACATAAAATCAATTCCGTTTGTCAGCCCAGATATTTGTGTATCATTTGCTAAGAAAAATCCAAACGTTCCACCCTCTGATGGTGAATTACTCAACAAACATGATTTTATAGATCCTAGGTTGTTCAAATCGTTTACTAGTTCAGACGGGTTGTTATAAACGATAAAAGAGTCTGCAGTAGTTCCTTTTATTGGAGATGACAAACTTGTTCTTGAATATATTAACCAACCAAAAAGCCCACCTGGATCGTTGCTGGCGGCATTGTTCACACCTGTAAACGTTGGAACTTTGAATGTTGAACCAGCCAACATTGCAGCGTAGAGTGGAATTGTTGGTGTTTCCCGGCTGTAAAAATTTGGAGAAGTAAATGAATTTAATGAAGGGTTTGCCATTTTTATACCTTAAAATTATTTAGAATTTTTTACGCTGGATACCAGACAACACCATTTGATGTAAACTTATCATCATCCGTGTCATCGGCATTCAACATAAACAAGGTATTGTCGTCTTCTGGCTTTTTTGTTTCCTCATAATTCATCTTTGCAGTCTCGATCAAATCTGTATAGTATTCTTGACGGCATAGCCATGCAAAAAATACCAAAGTCATTACTAAATCATCATGGTGACCGTCTTCGGCTTTAAACGTGTTTGATTTAGAAACGAAAGCCATCAATTCGTGAATGATTCTGTCGTCATTTAGTATCATCTTGTCGTGTTCTATTAAATTTTTGAGAATAGCACATCCCAATTTTTTGGTTTGGGTTGTTGTTCGTATTCCCATTTCACTCTTTCCGTTTGCAAATCCCTGCGAAAGAATTTGTCCTTTTCTTCCCATAACCTTGGTCATTAAAAGATTTTCATAATCCAAATCATTGTACAATATTGCAGAAATCTGACCACCAATGTCATTTGTCTCAACCAATACATAGGCATTGTTGTACATCTCTCCAACTTTTTTGATTATGTTTGGGAATGCAAATGGACTTATGGTGTTGTTTCTAAACGTGGCAACCACTTTGTACATAGCCTCGTTGCCGCTTATTACCGTAAAAGCAGAATAATCTGATCCCTGTCCTCTTGCAACGTCGGCCATCAAGAAGTAAATTTTGTCTTTATCTGGTTTTTCATATATTCTAAGCCCCTCGGAGTCTTCAGATATAAATTCTTCCGATGCAAGAACATTCAACTTGCTTGAAGATATCAACGTATTGGCTGATCCCAAGAAGTTGCATCCGTATTCCTGTTCAAATTGATCAAAACTTGTATTTGCAATTTGCTCTTCTGCCCATTTGGCATCTCTAAGTTCTGGCTTTCCTGGACTAATTGGTGTTTCTTGCCAACCAACTTCAACCGGCACAAACTTGTTCTTCAGCTTGTGTCCATCGCTTCTGTTAGCATCTACCCAGAGTTTATGAAAATGGTTTAACCCATTGGGGGTGGAAACTATAATAAGTTTTGTGGTTGTACCAGCAGAAATGGTTGGATATGTTGCTGTATAAAATTCGTCTGCTACGTGGCTTGGCAAGAATGCATATTCGTCCAACAGGAGGAGGTTGTAGGAGCCACCACGAATGGCCGTAGAGGACGTGGCATCACAGACGACCCTAGACCCGTTTTCCAGCTTGAAGCTCGTCTTATTCCATTCTACGACCCCCTGTTGAAGGAAATGGGGTAGGTTCTCATAAGCCAACTGCAGTTTTGAAAACAATTCTTCTTTTGCTGTCTTCAAACGGTTGGCAAGAATTGCCACGTTTACGCTCTGATTGAAGGTAACGTAATGGCATATGTAGCTCGTTACACAGGTGGATTTACCACACTGGCGGGGCCATTTGGAAATCACAAAACGATTTTTGTGAATTTCATTGATAAATTTTTTCTGATAGTTGTAAAGTTTAAAAGGAACAACACCCTTGTCCAGCGTTTTTACTTTTATGTATTTCTCACAAAAATAAACTGGATCATTTGCACACTTGAGGTATTCCTCTAATTCTTCCTTGGTATACTGTAGTTCTACTCCGGGAAGTTTTAAATTAGGATTGTTCCGATATCCTTGCTGGTTGTTGTTCATCATTCACTACCTCTGCATCCACAACAGATTTGTCGGTGCTTCTTTCTTTGTTCAATAAATTTTGAAGATCTTTTGTGGAGCCTACGAACACCGAATTGTTTGTTTGTTTTACTTCTACTTTGGCATTTGTAGTGTCTTTTGCTTTTTTATGTACGTCCAAAACATTATTGTTAAGATCAGCCATGGTTTTTAAAAGAATAGCTACAACTTCAAATGCTCTGGGGCTGTCTGATTCTGTGGCTACCTTCAATGCACTCTCAAGAGCAATATTCCCGGTTCCGATTAAACCTTTTAAGTTTTCTTGAACTAATTTATAATCTTTTTGAAAATTTTGAGAATCAAAAGTTCCACCAGCAGTTGATTTTTGCGTTGGAGATTCATTTGGTACGTTAAAAAATGCGGCTAAATTTTTATTCACGTTCATGGTTCTTCTGCGACAACATCACCAATATTAGTTATCTGAGTTATAGATCTTACTGGTCCATAAATGTAAGATTTTGCCAAAAAACTAAAAGACGATATGTTTATTCTTCTGCTACTTAGATCACCATCATACTTTTCAGTTATGTTGTTATCCAACATTACAATTGGAATCCTGATGTTTTGTTGAGCACTATTCAAATCCATTTGTATGATGTGATCTGGATTAAAATATGGTATTATTTGTTCAGCAATTTGAAGGGTGTCGTCTATGTGCCTAGTATAGATAAACAAAGAAAATCCAATATTTACTGGAACCTGTTCAAAAATTTGATCAGTTGCACTATTACATTCTCCGTTTGTTTCTGTTCCAGAAGTAATAGGGAGTGTTTTATTTCTTCTTCTGGATGCATCGGGTTTTATATTTGTCATTATATAACTCAACTTTGGAAGTTGAGTTTCTATTCTTGTTCCATTTGCAATGGAGGATGGTTCAAGCAAACGACGAATAAATTTTTCCTGTGGTGCATATGTTATAGGAACACGAATCTTTATTGGTTGTGCTGGTGTATCTGGATTTGCATGTTCAACATATATGCTATTAAAAAGTGTTCCAAACCCAACAACCAATTTTCTCAAACTTTCATTGTAAAAATAATCAAACATTTTTATCCTATGAGTGGGTCTGGAGGAAGTTCTTGTGTCTTGAGTAGGCTCTGTTCAATCTGATTCAATTCATTTACAGCGTCGGCCATGATTGCACCAGCGTTTAGTTGTGCCCCACCAGGAAGAGGAACACCAGCAAATTTCATTAAATTTTGTGCCCATTGTTTTTTCAGCAATGCAGTATAATACTTTTTGAACACACGATCATTCCATACTCTTGAATACTGATTTGGATCTATTTGAACATAGGCTTCAACTAAAAGATAATGACCTTCATTTAGTTTAGAATTTTCAAGTTCAAGGAAAAGCCTTTGAGTGGTTCTTGAGAATGTGTAGGAACATGGATAATTGAACACATCGTTTACCATCTTTAGATAGCTCATGGATTCCATGTATTGGGCCATCGGTCCAGTAGAAAGACCACCCTGATTGAAATAAAGACCGAAGAAGTCAAATAATGTTAACTGATATCTCAAGTCAAACATATAATCTCCGGAAATATCGGATGGGCGATAGACCTTTGTTATTGTTCTTATATCTTGAGCAACAGGCCAAGGTCCAGTAAGACCTGTGGATGGATCGTATTTGTCCTGTGCACCAACTGCATTTCCAAATTTAGAGGTGTCAAAGTATCTTTGAGCCAAGTCTTGTCCGGTTACTTGGTATAGATACCATGCTCTTTGATTAAAATCAAAGTGTCTTTCATACATATATTCCAAGGCTTCATTTAACCTGTCTTCTGCTTGTTCTTGGTCTATGTTAACTTGAATTACAGGTGCACCCAAAGATCTGAAGCAATAGTCAATGAATTCCTGTTTGGTGGTTGGCTGCATAAAAATATTTATGAATTTTTCATCATATTGTTCACACGTTCAAATATCTTTTCTTTTTCAGCATCTACTGAAATTGTAAGATTGACTAACTTTAAATTTTCAAAATCCATCATTTCTATCTGTTGTTTCCTTTGAATTTCTTCTTTTGGAGAGTTTGGATCATAGTTTGTGAAACCAGGCATTTTTAACGGACACGTTAATGAAGGATAATCCAATTTTGAGTAAACTTCAGGTTCTCTTTGTAACCAAGTATGTTTATGGTCTCCACATTCACATGCTTTACAATAAAAAAATTCAGATTTATTACTTTTTGTGAGATATTTGCATGAAGGTATCTTACCAACACCAAAGCAGGAAACATATCTCAGTTTCTTGGTTTCAAGATCAATTTTATTGTTTGTCAATCCCCTTGAGGCAATTGACATGGCCAGAGACATTATTTTGCTGAACATTTTTACACACTTTCGTATATAATCTTAACACCCGCTGGATACACAGATTTATTCAAAAAATCCTTGTATTGATCCGGAACATTTGCTCTCACTATGATAAATCCAGGACTTCCTGTGACCACTTCGCACAAATCATACGGCAAACCTATCAATGTAATCAATAGGTATTGAATTGCTTCAGGGGTTCCTTTTTTGCGAAAATAATTTTCTTCGACTTTCAATGAAAATGTTTTTAAATTTGGCAACAGAGTTTTTAAAGTGTCGTTTGAAAAATCTTGTTCTGGAAAATACAAATCTGCAAGACCAACTAATAGTTTATCTGTTAGTTTGTGGGGAACGTGTACAGTTTCCCATGGAACCGCAGCACCATATCCTCTTTCAACATCAAAAAGCCAACGTTGGTAACTTTTTACTAATTGAACAATCAAAACATTGTTTGGATCATCCGTTGCTTTTTTCATTATCCATTTTGGGAATAAAGATTGAACGGTTAGTTTATCTCCATACCATCTGGAACCAGCAACATTGAAAAACTCAGATCCAAGTATTTCCTTGGCTTTAGAGATCATTATCTCTATTTTTTTGTTGAGTTTTACTGGGATTTTGTTAAAAAGTAATATCATTGTGAATAAATTAAGTTAATACCAGCAACTGCTCTTGTTCCAAGATATATCATTAGAGCATCTTGATTACTTTGTGATAATCCATCTACAAATATTTTTATTCGACATGGAATTTCATCATTGACCACAGTTATCTTAGTAATATCGTCAGTTCCGCTTATTCCAGATTGAAGGATTGCATTTTCATAGTCAGCCAAAGTAACACAACGATTTTCTGCAGATATAGAGAATTGCACCTTAGCTCTAGCCAACTCGACGCTTAGTTCGTTATAACCACCCGATGGATTGTTAAATGTTAACTGAGTTACGTTTGATGGCATCGTAATAACAGAACTGTTTCCGGCAGATCCGTTGCTTGTAATTGCACGAACATAAACAGTTTCCGTTCCATCGATGTTCAATGATTCTGGTAGGTTTGCAGTTACAAGATATCCATTTACCGTGTTCAACACTGTAAAATAGTTTCCCGATTCTCTGTTGAAATCTGTTTTATCAACTCTTTGCCAAACTGTTTCTTGTCCTATTGTGTCGGTTGTATACAAAGAAATTGTACGAGGATCAACTGTAAGCGGAACAGTTATGGATTGTGTGTCAAAATCCCAATCGGTATATTGGGTTAAATTATCCCCAGAATAAAGAGTTAGCGTTGTTGTGGTTTCTGGAGAAATTTCATTTAAATTAAAGAAAAAGGTAGTTCTGCCGTCCGGTGTAATGGCCGAAAATGGTGTGTATGCTGCCAAAGTGGTTCCGGAAATTGTAACTGTATTTGTTACTGTTGCTGATTTTTTTGCTTCTAATAGGACCGAACCATTTGAGGCAATACCAAAAATAGATTCTAAAAGATTTGCAGTGCTTAAAAATGATTCATGGTAACCAAATTGAGCATATACCCCATTATATGCTGCTCCAGTTGCCAATATATTGCAAAGCATACTTATGGCGCTTCCTTCGTTATCGTAGTCCAAAGACTTTAAAGTGGGTTCTGAACGAAGAAAAGATTTCAAAGAACTAATAATGTCATTGTAGTTCAAAGAAGCCACGTTAAGTTGTCTGAAATCAAGAGTCATATTATGTCTACCTCAATTTTGCAAGTTGTCGTTGTTTTTTCAAATTTGTTTCCAGCTGTAAATGTCACATTTAAGATTATTTTTTGATCATCGTGATAAACTATTTTTGTTTTTACTTTGCTTACTTCGGCTATTCCAGCCTGTATAGCAATTGAAATATCATTTTCTGTTGTAACTTTATATGAAACCGGATCAAAGATAAAAGAATAGTAATCTATTCCCAAACTGGAAGAAGATGGAATTTCTCCCTTTTGAAGCCGACATATATTTTCAATTTTTTGAACATATGAATTGATATCGGTAACAAAAGAAATGTCCTTTTTGTTATTTGATGAATCAATTTTTAATCCAAGAATATTGAAATCTTTGTTGTACATTCATAATATTTAGAAGATTTCAATATGATTTTATGGAGTAACCACGTCGTTTTTTCTAATATCACATATTTCCAACAATGTTTCGTGTGTGCCAGAATTTGAGGCAGTATGTTTTACAGAAATAACGTAATAATCTTTTGTTAATATTGAAGTACCTACACCACCACGTGACATGGATGTCATGTTATCAACCTTTATTTGTACAACATCTCCTGGTTTTATGGTAAAGTCACCAGCCACAACCATTGTTGCCCTTTCACCATATTGAATTGAATCCAAAAATTCTTGTCTTTGTGGAGGAACTTCAATTGGTGTATTCCAAAATGTAGCGACATTGAGTCTTAATTTTAAATAGTCTTCGAATCGCTGACCAACATCCGGGCAAGTGCAACTAAATGAAGCCATCGGAGAACCCCAAAGACAACCCAACCAAGCGGTTCCTAGCGGTGGTTCTATTGGCAGTTCGTTTCCATCAAGATCAGACCCACCACCATATGTCATTCCAAGGATTTTTTCACATTCAGTAGATGTTATACCCAACAATAAGTCATAAAATCCAGTGGAACCAGATATGCCGGTTGGACCTCTCCAATAGTTTGATGGTCTGTACAGCCCATCAACAAATAATCCTGCACATACCCCCATCGCTTCTCCAATTTGTCTTATATTTGGAAAACGCATATAACATTCGTGAATGGAATATGGAGCTTTTGTAACACCTCTTGTTATTTCCCTGTTTGCACAGGTATATGAAGGATGAGATGACAGTGGATTGTTGGCCAAATTTATTTCTGTCGCACCAACAGTGATTATTTGATTTGCTTGTGATGTATTTAATCGCATGGTCCATCCAATATGTTAGCAGAGTCAAACCAGTAAATAAATTTTCCATCCCAGGCAAACAAAGTTTTTTGATCTGTTATGCCGGATTCTTTTAACAGTTTTACAATTGGTGTTTTGTGCATTCTTACAATATGTCTTTTTATAAAGGATGTCATACCAGACATATCCTGATATAAACTTGGATAAGTTATACCCTTTGGATCAACTCTTTCGACATAATCTTTAATATCATGTGACAAAGCTCTATACTTTATCTTTTCAAAGTTTTCATCTTTTACGCTTTGAGCGTGCCAGCCGGGACTGTAATAACCACCCTTATCACCACAATTCCCAGAACCATAGAAGGCAAAACCATACTCATCGCTTAATCTATTTTTATAGTTTGAATTCGATGTTATTCCAGTCAAACTATACCAGTTTGTTCTTTCACTTATGTTTATGGCCATCAATCCAAGAGTATTGCCACCATTATAATTTGTTATACCAGACCATTCACCATTTGGAATTACGTATGGTGTAAAAGCCTGCTGCAAACCAGTGATTGGTTGGGTTACTTCAATGTATGGTGGTTCGCCTATATCCAAAACCCAAACTTGATTCTCAAATGCTCTAAAAATGTTTGCTTCGCTTTGATAATATTCACTTGGAGTTATATCAGGAATGGCATATGGATCATTTATCAACTTTAATTTAGCCCAATAGTATCTGTACTTTAATGCCTCTCCATTCACACCTCTTTGGTTGTATGGATCAACTTCCGCTTGATATCCAAGGATTGCAGCAAAAAACTCATCTTCCTTTTGTTCCTTAAGGCAGCACAAAACATATGAAACAAAGTTTTGTCTTTCAATTTCTCTTATTTTTTCAAGTTGTTTGGTTTCACCTTGAGATTCTTTAAATGTGTTGTATCTTATTAGTAATATTTTTTCCAAATGAGTCCAACCATAGTTTTCATCAACTTCATCATTTAAATTTGGATGCAAAGGAGTAAGATCAAATTGATTTTTCCACATTTCTGGACAATCAACATATGGCATAACTCCGGTCAAACCCATGAAGGTATTTCCTAGATAATTGCTTTGATATCCAAAATCGTGTCCAATGTGCGTTGTTTGGCTAACGTTATCTAGAGGGTTCATTGAATCATAGAATCCCCAGAATCCATTATCCACCATTTCATTTGAACCAGGAGGGATGTCTCTCAACAACCCATCAGATGATACAATTTGATAATCATATTTTTGACCTTCATCTTGAAATTGATATGAAAGTCTTGCAAATGTATTTCCACCAAAAGAAGTATTTCCACTTGTGTTGTTGAGCACCTTTGGTGTTTTTCTTACGTAAAAATACTTTTTTGACATGAATTGATCAGCTGGATTCGTGATAAACGAATATATTTTTTTAAGTTTTAACGTTTTTCCATCTATTTCTTGTGTGATAAAATCATTGTCTGAGTCAAAAACACCATATGTGTAATTTAGTTCTTTTTTTATTTCTTGGGCGTAGATGTCTTTTTTTATGTCTTGATAAAAATATTTTAAGTTAAATTTTTCATTCCACCCAGTCCAAAACAAAAATCTTGGACAATTTGAATCATATTCGATTTCTAAGTCAGTGTAATCGACTTCTATTGGCTTATTAGGATCATATTTTTTTGGAACAGCATAAGATGCTATGTATGAAGCATATTGAATAAAATTATCTATTGGAACGCTTGTTCTATCTTCAATTGTTTCTAAACCTTTATACAAAACCCAATTTTCTGTTTTATCAACAATATTTCTTAAATCTTGGTTAATATTTCTATTTTTTATTTGAAGAGATTCATCAAATGTGTTCCACGGTGAAGAAGAATCTGCAGTTGCAAGGTGATAATTTACAATAATAGATTTTATTTGTTTATCAAGTAAAGTAATATTAGGCTGTTTTTCAAAAATTTGTATTGCAGAAGATTGTTCTGCAAATTTATACACAAGATTGGTAAAATTTATTGCTACAAAATTTTGTTCAGTCTCAGAAACCGCATTGTTTATGTAACTTGTACTTGTTATTGAACCTACAATCCGTTTTGCAGAAGAGTCGCTACTAGTTGTAAAAATTAATACAGTGTCGATGCCTCTATTTTTAATTTGTGATATAATATCTGATGTATCTCTTACTATAAGTGTTCCATTTGGATATGCTTCAAAAACACTTTCAACCATTTCAATTTTTTCAAATTGACAAAAAACATTCTTGTTTCTATCAAAAAGTCTTATTCCTTTTGTTAAAGAATTACTTGGATTGATAATTCTTCCATCTTCTTTGTCATTTATTAAAAGAATATCTATTATGGATGAACCAATTGGATTGTCTTTATTTGTGGCCATATGTATTAAACTTTATAATTTTGAATGACTCTGTTAAAAGAAGCATCCCTTAAAGAACCAATCAGGTAACTCTTTATGGAAGGTATTCTAGTTTCCAGTGTTTGTTGTATACTTATGTTGGTTCCACCAGTTCCAACTGGTTCATATGGAGACTGTCCACTACCTTTCTTTAGAAGTGGATACTCAGATTTAACCGCAATCAAAGACTCTCCAACATCAAAACTATATTCAATGGTATCAACCACTCCAAGTTCCTGAGTTATTCCTGAAATTTCAGCAGTTTTGTCGTACCAATTAAATCCAGTTTTTTCTTTAACAATTCCCTTTAGTTGTGGTCCATTGCCGCCATACAAAGGTCCTACTCCCAAAGTAAAACCTTCAACATATTTTATAACAGCCCTTTTTGAGAATGGATTGTAAGAATCAATCAAAGCAAATCCACCATTTAAATCAAATTCACCAGTGCTTCCGTATTCCCAAGATGCTCCTGTATTTGTTGTTTGAGGAAATATTAAAGATCCATTTGTAAAAATTGCATCTTGTGCAGGGTATACTTCTAAACCAATCCCAGTGAATCCAGATATCGTGGATTGCACAACAGAACTGTTTGGTTCCAGCAAATCAAATGGATTTAACTTATTGTTTGCAAACAAAAATAACCAAAAAGAATCAACATCCTGATAAACATTTTTTGATGCCTCAATTAACGTATCGACACTGTCTATCGTCAAATCGGTTTTTATGAATCTTGAATCATCTACCGTATAATAAGAGGTCATGTCCTGAATGACAAAATCACCCAACGTTGTTGGATATGATCTTGTTGAGACGCTGTTAAAATAATTAATCATGAGTTTGGGAACTTCTTAGCTGAAATTTCTGATTTGGACAATATCGCATTTTCTTCTGGATCCCATGTTCCAGTTTCAAATTCTTCAAAAGCAATTGAAAGCAAAGTTATGTTTGAATGGCCACTTGGCAACATGCGAACTACAGGATCAGCCCTATCGTTTTTCTTTACTGTTACGGATGACAGAACACACACCAATGGATCTCCAAGCCAATCAGATGTGTAATCTATTTCGCTTGAACCTGGAGTATTTGTATTCGGCAATATTATCATTGACCAAAGATTTTGAGGATATGTCCTTTCGGGCAATCCATCCGCAACAGTAGGATAAGATGTTTTCTTAAAGGTTCCACATATATTTTCAACTGCCATTGCCTCCGCATAATTTTTTGGAGCAAAGATGTATTTGAATTCATATCTTTTTCTTGCCTCAGACACCATTGTGAGTTCGGTTATGTTGGAAAACTTTTTAAAAGTTGAAGTTGTTGCATTCTGAAGTTCTCCAATAAACTTAGCTGAACTGTATTCTCTTCCAGCATCATAATTGCCATTTGGTAATAAAATAGCAGTTTTTCCATCTTTGTCTAGTTTAGCTTTCCCACCATTATTCATAAAATTTGGAGCAAAGTTTGTTATCGGTGCAATAGGTGTCCAACCTTGTCCAAACTCATGGGCTGCAGCATATCCAACGTCACTTGGAAGAGGTAGTGTGATGGTATAACCAGAGGAAATGGCTCTGCTTTGTACCGACGTTCGTGTTCGTTCGGTATTCTTAAGCGAATAAGTAGCAACGAAAAACTTTAAAAATAAAGGTTGATCGTCTAAGTATTCACCCAATGGATAAATAAGATTGGCCATGAAAATATTTAGCCTAAATATTTCATATGGCCTACAAAACTAGATTTAATCCAAAAAATAGATCAAAATATGTGGGTGATTTGTCTAAGATCAACTGTAGATCATTGTGGGAAAGAAATGTTTGCAAATTTTGCGATGAAAATCCATCAATAAAAAAATGGACCTTTGAGGAGATTGCAATTCCTTATCTAAGTCCACTTGACCAAAAGATACACAATTATTTTCCAGACTTCTTGATTGAATTTGAGCAAAAAGGAAAATTAAACACTTGGATGGTAGAAGTAAAACCCAAAAAACAAACATTCCTAAAAGAAAATGCGTCCAAAAAAGAAAAAATAACTTGGATCATAAATCAGGCAAAATGGAAAGCCGCACAAAAGTATTGCGAAAAACATGGAATGGAATTCAAATTAATAACAGAAAAAGAAATTTTCAGCAATGGCAACAACTAACTCAATTGAAACAATCAAATCCTATTTTGCTAATCATGGTGGTTTGCAATTAAGCAATCGCTTTACTGTTAATTTCTATAATCTTCCTTTTCCTGGGTTTGATCAAAATTTAGAAGTCCATGCTCAAGAGGTGGTGTTTCCACCAAGATCTCTTGAAACCGTTGTAGATGGGTTGCAGGGATATGGTTCTGGTAGATATGTTCCAAGATTTCAAAAAGTGTTGACCAACGGATTGATAATTACATTTCCATTAACAAACGACTCATTCATATTAGATTTGTTTGATAGATGGTTTAACTGGTTTTATTCAAGCAATTTTGCAAACAACAGAGTGAATCAAGCAAGAAACTTTGTTCTTCCTTTTTATGATCAGGCTGTTCGAAACACTTACATGGACATATCCATCATGGATCCAAACGGATCTCCAAACACTGTTATAAGATTAAAAGAAGTTTTTCCTGCAGAAACACAACCATTTATTCTTTCCATGAAAACCGAAAACTCCTACATTAACTATCCTGTTGTTTTTGGTTATAGAGATTATAATTATACAATTTACAATAATACTTACGTTCAATGAAAGATTTAATTAAAAACATACAGAGTTCTTTACCAACATATGATGTTGTTCTTCCCTTCTCAAAGGAAGAAATTACATTTACTCCATTCAAGGTAAAAGATTCTAAAAATCTATCGATCATTCTTCAGGAAGACAATAAAAAACTAGCTCTAAAAGCATTGGTAGATTTATTAAAAAACTGTTGCATAAAAGTAAATCCACTTGAACTATGTCTGGCTGATGCTGAGTATCTATTCTTAATGATAAGATCAAAAAGCGTAGAAGAAAATATAAATTTGATTGTTAATAATAACTCAATAAAGATAAACATCTATGACATAAAGACAAAAAATGATTATGTAAAAAGTGAAATAACGGTTTCACCTAAATTGTCTTTAAAAATAGAAACTCCAAAATTAAAACACCTTCTTCAATTAAATGATCTTTCGAAGAAAAACCTTTTGCTTTCAAGTATAAAAGAGATAGTCGTAAACAAAGAAGTTTATGAAGTAGACAAATTTATACCAAAAGAAATATCAGAATTTTTGGAAAACCTTCCATTAAATGTTCTTTCACAACTAGAAAAAATAGAACATCCAGAATTACAGTTTTCAATAAAAGTAAATGATGAAGAAAGTGAGGTGTCTGGTTTCCTAAGTTTTTTTATCTTGCGATGAAGTTTTTTGATCTAAAAGATTATTACACAACAAATTTTAGTTTGTTAAACCTTGGAAGCCTAACACTAAACGATTTGGAAGAAATGATGTTTTGGGAAAGAGAAATATATACAAACATTGCTGCCGAGTACAACAAAAAAATGAAAGAAAATTTAGCTGAAAACGGAATGGGTGGTATGTATGAATAACAGTCCATTTGGTGGTCCATCTTATCCAAATGTGCCAGGTGGTTATCAATTTGACCAAAAAACATCCGTAGATGATATATCAGCACAAACACCGCAGAGATCTTCTGGTATTGACGTAGGTGCTGAAGCAAGAGCAATGGGAGTTGGAAAGCAAACTGGGGTTGGCACAGATGATGCTCTTGCCAAAATGTTTGGGGCAACAGCCAGCGTAAACTTAATGGATGTTTTGAGTGGAAGAATAAACCTTACTTTAGACAAAAATCTTCCCGGTTCGGAAATAACAGGAGCAACCGGAACTGCTGCCCCAACACCATCTACAACGCCAAGTGCACCAGTTACACCAGCACCACCAACTCCTGGTATTCCAGCATCATTGGTGGTAACCTTGAGTGCAGAAATTGCAAAATTAAAAAATGCACTAAAGGGACAGGAAACAGTAAATGAAATGCAAAGAGACCAAATAAACATGGCTCAAGATGCAATAAACAAAATATTGATGCAAGACAAAAATAGATTTAGTGAAAGTATGACTGAAACTGTTTCAAGTCAAAACTTTTTCTTTGATCTAAGAAAAGCACAGGCATTCTCTGCACCAGAGTGGAGTTAAATAAAAAAAGCCCCTTTCGGGGCTTTTCTCAGTCGTTCTCCATTTCAGAGAAGTATTTTAGAGGATCTTTTTCCTCCATACTCTCCGTCACAGACGTTTCCTCCACGTCGTCCTCAATGCTCTTGGACTCGGTGAACTGCGAACGAATGTCATCACCAACAGTCTTCTTGAACTTTGCGTTTAGTTCATCAAAGCTCTTGAACTGACTCTTGTCGATGAACGGCTTGAGGGGATACTGCTTCTTCCACAGTTCCTCAAGCTTCTTGTCGTCACCACCAAACAGTGGTGCCGGGGTGGCAAACTCGCTACGATCATAGTTCACATATCCACCGACATTGCGAATCTTGATCTTGAAGTCAGCACCCGTCCAGAAGTTGAACGGATCAACCGCAACTTCATCTTGGAACTCAGGATGGGCCAGACCCTGGATCTTCTGAAAGATCTTAGTTCCATACTGATAAAGAAAAACCTTGCCCTTGTTCTCGGGATTGGCTGGATCCTCAATCACAAGAATGTTAGAAATGTAAGTCAACTTACGCTTACGGTTTCTAGCAATGTTCTTGTCATCCTCAATACCACTATTCCACAGTTCCGTGTTGGCTGCACAGATGGGGCACTTCTCACCGATAGTGGTTGGGCAGTTTTCATACAGCCATCCACCCTTGCCCTTGAACGTATGGCTGTAAACTGCCACAAACGGGGAGTCCTCTCCCTGTACCTCCGGAAGGAATCGAACAACTGCATAGCCATTGCCAGCCTTGTCGATTCCCGGCTTCCAGATGCGCTCATCCTTGTAGCTCTCCTTGGAGCTCAACTTCTCAAGCTTCTCCGAAAGTGATGCGATTGAATTCTTACTCTTCTTTTTAAAATCTGAAAAATTACCCATAATATGTTCCCGAGGGTCTACCTCGGCCTTTCTTGTTGGTTCATTATACCTTGACTAACAGAGTTAGTCAATAGGAAGTTTTCTACTTTTATTGCTTTTTATCAAATTAAGATGCTTTGCTTCCATCTCAATTTTTTCAACTAGTGGTTTGGTGAGAAGTTTTCCAGCCGCAGTTGGATCCAATCCCATCTCATCACTTAATTCTAAAACACATTCCATAAATGAAAGATTAGTAGATTTAACTCTTTCCAATACTTTTGTGGAAAACTTTTCTTTTGATGATTCGTCAATATACATGTCTAACTATATCTCACTTCCTATAAAAAGCAATATTTTCACCTTCTAAATATTCCTAGAACTATTTATAGGAATCAATAATGGCAGCTGACAACGACAACAACATTATTATCGAAACATCCGGGCTAACTGCAGCAGTCGCTACAGATGTTTCTACCTTCAGCGGTACAACAGCACATTTTCAAATTTTTAAACTTGCATATGGAATTTGTGGAACCGCAAGCATTGTAACAAACAACACGCCACTACCAGTTTCATTTACAAGTGGTGTTACAGCCACTGTAGGTGGTTTAATTACTGTTCAGGGGACCGCTGGTGGATATCCTGTTCCTGTCAGCGGAACAATTATAGCAACTGGTATTACTGGATCACCAGTTTATGTAAGAACTTTCCCAGGTTATCAAGTTGAAATAACCGGCGGAAGACCATACACCACTTCGGATTCTATTTCTGTATATGGACCAAACGGTGCAACAGCAATTGCAGTGAAACTGGTTGGAGCAACTTTCTGGAACATTGGAACTGTAGGTGATGCTCTAAAGGTCGCAATTACTGGTGCAACTTTTGAAGCAACCATCGGCACAAACATGGCAGTCTTTGGTGTTTCTGGGGCAACAGCAATTTCAATTGCTACAGTTGGCAATACCCTTGCAATCAACGATACAAACATCAACAACGGTCTAACTGCAATTTACGTAAACATCAACAACGTAAGAAGTGATCTTGCTGGAATTTCCAGTGCGTTGGGTACTTTGAATACAAACCTTGGAACACTTGGAATTTCTGTTCCAGTTGCTCTCAAAACAGGAAGAGTCACTGCAACTTCTTCTGGTGTTTCACAAATGGATACTGCTGGTTTTAGTTGTCAATATGGAATACAACTAAAAGCACTTTCATCAAATACAAACGTAGTTTACTTTGGAAATACTTCTGGACTTGCTGGAGCATCTTTTGGATATTCAATTGATCCAGGTGAATCTTTGTTCTTGAAGTTGAATAATACAAACTTAATTTATGTTTCCAGCGCCAGTGGTAATCAAGTGATTACATATGCAGCATCTTAATCATGTCTTTATCAAAGTTTACATTAAATAATGTTCGTTCCCTTAATAACTATGGTCTTCACGTAAGTGGAAATACGATAGATCCAATCTTTGAAAAAGGTTGGTTACAAACTAAACCCAATATTTTAATAAATGGTGGAAGTTGTTATATTGATTACTCACACACTTTTAATGTTTCCGATTTAACATACATAAATCATACTTTTAAAAAACTTGGAGTTGGGGCAAATTTTTATTTAAAGCCGTCTGAATATTATGATGCAGAAAAAAACATACTAACAAATTTAGGTGGTACTCTTTCAGTAAGTCAGCTGTTAAATGACAATAGATTAATAGTTACCAACATTGTTTCAGGAATAACCGGGGTTTGTGGATATAATTATTTTATCAAAGAAAACTTTAATTATATTCCACAATACATTTTTCAAAATACAACACCATTTACTGGTTATTATTTAATAAATTCAATGCCAGATCTTTCAAAGATAACGTTTGAAACGATGGGAATTCTTGGAGATGATTTTGGATATGAGGAATACATTTCTTTGTCTGCTGGAATTTGCGAAAACTCTGAAAGAATACAAGTTGCTGCATCATCAACTCTAAAAGACAAACAAGAAATTTTATATTTTTTGAATGGTGGCACATTTCAAAACATGGGAAACACTTTATGTTCTGTTGATCTTTATTTACGTGGAGATCCAGAACTATTGAAAGCTCCAGTAAAATCATCAGTCACGGGAATTTATACTGTGTCTAGTGTAAATTCCGGGGCACTTATATACTGTTTTGAAAATCAAAGTTTAAATCAAGCAAATTTAAGAAAAGAAAGTTTAGATTCTACTTCTTCATTTGGTGATTTTGTAAATTGTGAAAGTTGCAAAGATTTAATTTATGGTTCCGCAAACACAATGACCTTTGCCGACATAGGTGATTTTTTCAATAATTTGATTTTTTTGCAAATTGTTGACGCAACAACAGCATCGGCTTTGTCTGCATCAGTGGGTTCATTTTTACTTGGAAGCACGACTGCTGTACGTGTACCAATAACTAATAGCAGAATCATAAAAATAGATTTAAGTCACCCAAGTCTTATTGACTACGATCTTGTCATATACACAGATCCATCAAGAGAAACACTATTGGGTGGAACTAATTTTATGAAATATGGTGTTGTAGGATACAACAATTCGTATGGAATTGTTAAAAACTATGTTTCCAATACAACTTTGTATTGCACACTACAGGGTATATCTACTATCAACTTTACAATCCAGGTATAAAAAATCCTTGGTCAATTTCTTGACCAAGGATCAGAGCAAACACCGACTAACTAACAAATAAACTTAGCGAACCCGATTCTTCACAAGCCGGTAGTAAGAACGTCCGTTGCGAGTGCTGCGAACTACGGTGTAGTTCATGCCGAAGCGATCAAACGCTTCACGGAGGTCGTGCATAGTTGCACGCATGTTCTGGACACGGAAACGCTTTCGGGCCTCACCTGCGGTGAGAGTAGTACCAGAACGCATAAAATCAAACACTCTCTGAATCTTTGTCGGACGATCAACTGTAGTAATTTCCATAAACTTTCCTTTCTTAAGAAGTTGATCTAATATAGCATCTGTTTCTTGACTGTCAAGTAATATGATAAATACTTTGGACTGAGGAGCCGCCCATGAGTATTATGGACCATCAGTTTGTCAGTCATGTGAAAAATCATCTGGCACAATACGGTATGCGTCTTGTAATAGGACGTGGAAGATTGCTCAATTGTGGTGGCTATCGTTGTGAAGGATTTTTCAACGATCAAGAAAAAATGATAAAAATTGCACGTCACAGTGCAAATTTTTTAGAAACTTTGGTGCATGAATATTCACATTTCTTGCAATACATAAACGATTCAAAAATTTACAAAAAGTCAGACAAAGCAATTTTGATGGTTGATGAGTGGTTTGCTGGCAAAAATTTTCCAGAAAACGAACTAAGAAGATCTTTTTTCATCATTCGTGCAATGGAACGTGACTGCGAAAAGAGAGCTGTTAGATTAATCAAAAAATTTAATCTTCAAATTGATGAAAAACTATACACCAAGCGGGCTCATTGCTACATCTACAGTCATTTCCTCATGGAAAAGACCCGCAAGTTCTATGCCTACAAGAAGAGCCCCTACAGGAGTTCAGTTGTGCTCAAGATCATGCCATCATCAATGGCAGTCCTAAGCCACAAAAGCATTCCACCCAAAGTCTACTCTGTCTTGGAATCGTTTACGATTTGAGACTTCAAGTATTTGGAAACAAACAATTTAATGCCATCATTTGAGTATGGCCACCTGTCTTCTTTTTCCATGAACCCATAGTGAATCAGAGCATCTATGTGCTCGTTCAACATGTTAAGAGTCTGGGAATCAACATAGTATTTTTCATTTCCATCCTTGTCTATGTGTGGTTTTTCTGCACTGCTGTGTTCCGCCACAGCAAGATCCGATATCTTGGCAAGGTTTCCAAGAATTTCAAGGGACTTGGCGCATTGATAAAAAAGATCCTTTTTGACAGGATCTTCTTCTTTGCGAGCCAAGAGACGTACTTCGTACACCAGCTCAGGAATTTTCATGATTGTCTCCTTACGACAGAGTGAGGAGATACTTGGTCTTCTGTACCAGAGCAAGCATCTCATCCCTTATATTTAACAATGCTGTCTGATCGGATCCAATTTCTTTTTCAATTTCCTTTTGCAAGTAATCTTCAAATGATTCTATGACTGTATTAATGTTAATTTTGTAACTTCCATTGAGTTGAAGATTTGCGATATTTTTGATATCATCTTTTCCCTTTGCTCCAATGTATGTTTCAACAAATGTATCAAGAAGGGGATCGAGACCTTCGTAAAGGGCTCCTAGTGCCTTGTGGGCAGCGTAGGACTGGTTTCCCCAGTGATGGAGTCTTACTTCATTTTGAAAATTCATTATCTTTTGTATGCAGCTCATAAAGTTATTTATCTTTCTCAAAGAGATTCTTTACGGAAGTTATAATTCCCTTTACGGAATCTGCAGCATCAGACACATTAAAACCTTCACCCCTTTCAGGACCAAATTTATTTTTTGGACAAGATAGGGTTGGCATGTAAAGTTTTTGAGACAAGGCTGCTCTTGGATTTCCAACACTGCATCCACACCCACCTTTGCACCAACCAATTGAATCGTTTCCATGCTTTGATTCGTTTACCCTGTAAGGACAAGCCATGCAAATGGCTTTTCTTTTTTCAAATATCTCTTCGCTAACCTTTCCTTGGATCAATTGTGATGCTTCGGCTGCTCCATAAGTCATTGCTTTTTCTGTAAAACTTTTATCTACAATTTTTGATTCTGTTACTTTGAAAGCATTATGTTGTGGTAATTTTTCTCGCATTTGTTTTATAAATGGATGCGTAGAATCATTTTTATTTTTTTGAGAATCTATAATCGGATCTCTTTTATCACACCTTTTGCAGTCTGGTAAACTACAATTTATATTTTTTAAAGAACAAAACGGAAGACAATTTTCTTCCTTTACTGACCAATGTTTACAGTTTACCTTTATATGTGCTTGAGAATTGTTTGTACAAACGTGATATTGTTGTAAAGTCACATTTCGCATTAATCTAACCCTTTAGCTGTTATTACAATATGAGATCTATCTGTATTTCTGCCAGGATTTGGTTGATATTTTGTTTCCCATGGTAACCAACCATCTTCATACTTATCACTAGGAATTTCATATTTTGACAATTTTAGTCTCAAAGAAAGATCTCTATCCCTTGCCCCATTTATACCACACATAAGATCACTAAAATTTGTAATTTCGTCGTAACTAAATTTCCACAAATGATTACATGCATTTGCATCATCTGTAAGTATAACACTTCCGTTATTGCAAGTAGATTTGCTTGCCGTGCAATTTATATCCAACAATTCGACTTCATTTGTTTTTGGTAGATAATTGTCTTTTGTTCTTCTTTGACACAAATATTTTCTCCAATTGAAGAACATTTCACCAAGTCCTATTCCTAATAAATTTGCCTCACCTCTGCAAAATTTGCATTTCTTTGTTACACTATAACAGTTGCTAGGATCACAATAATTAAACGAACAGTTGAGGCTATTTTCACAACAACCAGGTATTAAAGTATGTGGATAACATTGTGGATCACCCAAACCACTTCTTGCTGGAACTGTTCCTTCTGTTCTAAAATAAATTCTTTCGGAATCCATTCCAAGCCACCAATCAGATTCAGGAATCGGATAGAAACAAGGAAGAATGTCTCCGTCAGCCCACTTTGGAGAACAAGTGTATAAAGCATCATCTAATTGTCTTCCTTGTGGATACAAAAGAATAGGACCACATCTGTAAAATGGATGTCTTTTGTCTGTTGGATCAGGACCTGGATCGGCGTTTGTTGGTTTGCAACCCGGTGCACAATCACAACGACATGATGGATTAACAGGTCCACCAGTGCATGGTGGTACTATATTAAGACCATTTACTGTTATAAATGGACAACCTCTATTAATTTCATCTTGTGTAATTTCTCTACAATTTGAAAAATCTGGTAAAGCATTTATACAACAAGGACATAAGTTTGGACCTCCTCCACCACCACTATTAGAATTACCACAGTTTTGACATCCTTCACCAGGTAATTTACATTCGCAGTCTATTTTGCAATAACCAATTAACCCCTTTGATGGATAATCTTCAGGCTTTAAATTAAAAGCAGGCCAATCCAATATTTGAAATACATTATATGGTGTTCCTATTGGTGGATCACAGGGACCACTCCAATTACAATATGAATCGCCGTAAATATGTGGATAGAATCCAAATGGAACTAAATTTGTTTCTTCATTTAAAGAAGCGGATCTTGCTTGTTGTATAGAAACATAATTGTTTCGATATCTTTTTCCTGCATTGGGTGATCCAACATGTCCTGCTGGAAATGGTAAGTCTGCTAGTGCTCCACAATATCTTGGTGCATGTTCTCTATAGATATCATACACAATACCGGGAATTGGTATTGGAGCTCCGTTTGGGTCAACATATACTGCTGGGAATGATCCTGATATTTCAGTATAGTTACTAGGACAAGAAAAATTTCCAGCACTAGGCCAAGGACCTAGATCTGAATAAATTAAAGAATTTAAAGGTTCGACTACAGTTTCAAATGGCAGAACATCTGCTCTTGTTCCAGAATTTATTACTAACTTAATTCCTTCGTTTGCCTCTTCTCCGTTTGGTATTTTGGTTGTGCCTCCTGTAAAATGCTCACAGGGTGTATTTGGATCATCGGGATCACCGCAAATTTGACAACCAACACCACTGGTTTCAATATCTACTTTCAAAATTATAGGACCTCTTTCCGCAAAAGAAAGTTTGGTTCCTTTCAAATTGTTCATACAGTGAAGATATGGTGAGGCACAATTTCCACCACACGTTATAGGATCATTATTTTCAAACCCAGGGATTTGATCATCGCATGCAGATGGTCTAACTCTTGAAAATGTACCACCATCATTTTGAAAATAACCAGATGGACAATCACAACCAATACTTGACAAGAATTTTTCTTCGACCTTTTGTTCTATATTAAATCTAAATTTAACTTCATTTGGTGTGCCAAGATTAAAGGTTTTTACATAATTTGTAACTTTTACATTCCAGTCTTTGAATACTCTCCATACTTTACCTTGATCCAAATCAGCATGATCTAAAGTAAACAACATTCTCAGAGCATTTGTTGGAGTTTTGTGTAACCAAAGTCCATCTTTTTCTCTTCCATTTGACCAAGGAAATCCAGCTGCTTCTAGCGCTTCGATTTCACCTTGATTTGCTTCACAATCCATTCCAAAAGACCACTCACCAAATGATTTGCCTGGTTGTCCATCGGCATAACAAAAACCAGTTTTAACACCACCACTTATTATTTCTTTAAATTGAGTGGGAACTATAACATGCAAACTCAATTTTTTGTTTTCTTCAGTTAAAATATCTTCAACATCCCATTCCGGTGTTGTGTACCTGTTTGATGGTTCAATCCAACCAAAAAACTTTAACTTATTTGAATCTTCTAAAACAGTATGATTTGAATATGCTTGGCAAATTTGAGGACAATCTTCCCAACCATATGGAGTTCCCTCTTCATCCAATTGATCACACAATTCTTTTTTGCTTAAAAAATCTTTGTTACAACAACCACTGTCTAAATTAGTGCAATCACTTTCTGAAACCTCACACTGAAGTATATTTTCAAATGGTGTACCTATGACAGATGATGGATTTGCTTTTGCATCTCTAACTTGTTTAACTGTATAGGGTGAACCATCAATTGGATTGTAGCAATGTTCTACATCATCTCTGTTAATATCAAAAAATCTTTTAAATCTGTATGGCCAAGGACCTCTTGGCATTCTTGCAAAATCTTGATCACATGGAAGTGGATCCCCGGTATTTGGATCAACTTGTTCAAAAAATGTATCACAACCAGATTGAAATGCCCACATCAAATGGTCCACTGATACATTATAAGACCTTACTGTGTCGGGATGTGGCCTAATATTTCTTGCTGGCCCATTTATTTTTGTGTCAATTACTGTGTTCCAACTTGAGCCAACTAATTTCTCAATTTTTAATTTAAACGTTAACTCAAAAAATGACTCTTCTTCATTTTCTATGTTTGTCATGTTGATTCCGTTGAACCAACATGGAGTTATATCACCATAAAAAGGCCCCGGTCCCCACACATAGGATTTGCTATTTAAATTTGTGGAAGATGTTCTAAAATCGGAAAAAAACTCATCCAAACCTGTTTGTGGATTTAATTCTTCATACAAGCCAGAATCTGGATTGGGAACTCTAGTACAATTTGTGCTAGACACAGTTCTTAGGCTAGTCATCGGATGACCGATGCTTGGCAATTCAGTTGTTAAAGTTCCTAATGCTCTCCAATTTGGTTGTTTGCATTGCTGAAGAGAACCTTGTGATAAAAAATAAGCTGGGTTTTTTCCCCCATTTTGTAAAGTAGTTTCATACCAATCAATGCTGTAGTGTTCGTGGTCACACCAACTACCCAAAACTTCTTTGTCACAGCAACATTTCTTTTTTGACATATAATAACCTAGTCTAGACTAGATTATTTAGAGTCGGCTTATACCATCATCGGTTGTATAATAAATTTTGTGGAATATCTCACTACACCATTTTCCACAGACTTCACACGGCTTTGAATTCCTGAAGTTTCCAAATCTGTTGAACCTGAAATTCAACAATATCAACTTCTCTCCCCTCAAGCCCTTTGGAATTTTTCTAAATGCATCAAGTTCAGAATGCATCTCTGCAAACTTGTATCCCAAACGAACAGCATCTGGGTGGGTCTTAAAAATATTTTGACCCACCGAGATGACTTTTCGCTTGTAGATTATGAGAGAAATGTGCTTCTTTTGCCGTTCCATAGCCATAGAAAGAGGCTTGGCAACGGGGACATAGTTTTCGATAACTTGTTCTATATTCATTTACTCACTGGACAACTTCAACGAGGGCGTCTTCGCAGAGCCCTTCGTCGGAGTCACCAGTCCCTTGTTCAAACTCGCATCATACTGCGACTTGAGCTCTTCAAGAGGCTCGACAGTAAAAGCGACAAAAGACTTAGAAATTTCAACACCCTTTGCGGCCTTGGTATACATCATCCAAGGCATCAAACCGATTTGACCTTGACCAACTGGAACTAGGATCGCTGGATCCTTGAGAAGCCATGTAGTCTCTTTCTCTTCAAATCGTGATAAAATTTCTTCGCCAGAGTTTAGTCTAAATACTTTTACGTTCATTTGAATCCTTTGTGAAGACACTATAGTTCCATTTCAAAAGAATACAAGAATTAAATTCAATGAAAACATTCAAACAATTTTTGTTGCTCCAAGAAACATTGCTTCACCCACCAGAAGGTTTTGAATATGTTTCACCACCACAAAGAAAAAGAAAATCTGACGAACCAATTCAACAAACTGAACCAGTTGAACCAAAAAAAGCAGATGGAATGTACACAACTACCGCAAGAGAAGCCTTGACAAGAAGAATTGGTACTCCAGAAGAAACAAACAAATATATAGAGGATACAAGACAAAGAAGAAAAACTCATCCGTTGCAAAGTTCTTGGATTTTGCCATCTTTGGAGGATGAACATTTAGATAGACCGATGTACGTAAAGGTTGGTCCAGTAGAAAACCATCCTCTTTCAAGAGCAAGTGGATATTACACCCCACAGGGAAACCAAGAAGGCAATGTTATTACAGATGCTAGTGGTTGGGCTACAAAGAATAACCCAATAAACATAAATTCAAACGAATTTATTTCAAAAACATTTCCTTATAATCAAAGTTTACAACAAATTTCAAGTGAATTGACAACAGGAAAAATTCCAAAAGTCGATAAACCTTTTAGTGATACATTGTGGCACGAAATGCAACACGTTTTACAAAACCCAACACATTTAGGAAGAAATACAAGCCAACTTGATGCAAATGCAGGATTTTTGCTAGAGCCAAAAAGCGCTGATCCGATGACACAAAAAAGTCAAAGATATGTAACATCTCCAGTGGAGATGGCAGCACACGCAAGCGCTGCAAAAAGTCAGTTTAGACAACAAACTGGTATTAATCTTGGACCAAATATGTCTCAAGAAGAATTTACAAAGTTTAAAGATTTTATAAAAAGCCTTGAACAAAGTTCAAGCATGAAAACTTTTTATGACATATTGACAAATCCAAAAACGACAAAGGATGCTGAAGAATTGTTAAGACAGGTTGTACAAAAAACCAAGTCTTCCGATTTTGGATATGCTTGATTAAAAAGGAATTACTTCTTCCCTTACATCACAGATCTTGTCTCTAAACCAAATAGGTTCGTTTCCAGACTTCCATTTGGCAAAGCGAGTCTTCTCGTTGATGTAATATTTACGATATGCAACCACGGTGTTGGGATCCTTGTACTGATCTGGCATTGCCTGTGGGAATGTAGTCAATTTGCCTCTTTGAATATTCTTGGGAGGATTGTACAAAGCACCCATGATCATGCTTTCCATGGCATGGACTTTGCCGTAACGACGGGTGTACTCCTTGCAAAGCGAATACGCATGTTTCCACAGCCACATGTAGTTGTCACGGGTAGTACGAGTCCAGATTGTACAGGGATGGTTGATCATCGTGCACTTGCAGATGTCATCGTTTCCGTTTGAGTATGACTTGTACTTTCTCTTATCGGATTGAATTGTGACTTCCTTGCCGTCAAGAACATGGTGTGCGGTAGAAAGCAACTGGCAAGACTCAAGAATCATCTTGACAACATGCTTGTCGCACATCATTTGTGCTGCGGAAGTTGCATCCAAATCAAGGACGAAAATGTTCATGCTGACATGATGACACAAACATATCCAAAGTCAACAATCACTTGGAACTTTCGATTCTCTTGATTGCATCCCGAAGATTCAACATTCTTTTTGCAAGTTCTTTTGAAGTCATCTTGTCACGAAGATAATCTTCGTAATTTGAAAGTATGATCTTGGCCTCACGAAAGAGAACGGCATACATGTGAGGAACATCGTCCTTTTCTTCTGACATCAATATTATTTATTGCAATTCTGTCGTATCGTCACGGATAAATCTTCTAATATTTTGAATGTACACCGAAGACCAATCTTGTTTTGTCAAATCCCAAAGAAGAATTCTTTTTCCTCCAAAGAAGCCAAATGCTTTGTCTCTGGTTTCATATTGACTGGAAGGTACATATGATTTTTTGAGAGTCCCAACCAATTGTGCGGCATTTCCATCAACCTTGACGTATTGAATTGTAGTTATTCCACCCAATACTTCCATGAACAATTCCGGACTAGACAAAAAGTTTGTCTTGAGATATTCATCTTCCGTGATTATTTCTACTTCCATGTCATAATCCGTAAGGGGATTATATATTCTTTCTTCTTTTAACTGTGGATTGAAACTATAAAAATTTTCTAAAGAACCATATTTTAGTTTTACGAATTCTTCAAAATTTTGATCTTCTCTGGCTATAACTTCGTATTTTTCTTTTTTCAGTTCAGAAGTCATGTAGTCTTTTGGAACTCCAAGATAAGATCTTGCAGTAAGATCAGAATTCAAAAACACGTTCAGCAAATCCATCTGAAATTCTTCGGTGTTCTTGAATGCTTCTTTTGGATCAACCATCAGAATGATATACGGAATAGGTCGTTTTTAATTTCCGCTTCCTTAAATTTTTCTTTTTTAGATATTAAAATTTCCCAAAATTTAACATAATATTTTGAATGCATTTTCAAAATCACATCATGAAACGGTAACTTTTTGTATTCTTTTATTTTTTGAAAAAGATCTTCAATTGATTTTTTTGAAAAATCTTCTTCTTTATCCAATACAATAATCACGTTTTTTAAAGTTTCTTTGGTTTGCATCAGTAAAATCTTGGCTGTTGTTGTGGTTTAAATCCACTTAAAAGTTGGTCTTGAAAATTTTGTTGAACTGGTTTTTGTGGAATAAAATTAATATCTTCTGAAAGATTAGGTTTCATCGTAGCCAAAGGCGATGGTACATTTTTATAACGCTTATGTAATTCACGAATTGTATCTTCTAATTTTTTCATGTAAATATTTATCTAAATAATTTCATGGATTATCTGACTAACTACTACAAGAATCTTTGCGAGCAACTTCAAGAAAAAATTGAACTTCTTGAGGCAAAAGCCAAAAAGAAGAAAAAGAAGATGGCAAAAAAGGACTATGATAAGGATGGCAAACTAGAAACATCCGAACAAGAATACCTTGGATCAAGAGACAACGCCATCAAGAAGGCAATGCAATCAGAAAGTTTCAACAGACCATTTGGAATGAGACCAATGCCAGCAGGCCCGGTTACTTCAGAATATGCGGATTCGGTCACAGATCCACCACCAAACGTGGCTACCATGACCACCGCTCAGGAGAGAGCCGCAAGAGATCAAGCAAGAGTCAGACCCATTGATACCTTTGGTGGACAATATCCAAGCCCAGAATTTGGTGATTTAGCTCGCTCTGCGGATTCTGCAAGACGGGCAGCATATCCTCTTGAAGGAAAGTTGAGAGAAGCAGAAATAGAAGCCCAAAGACAACATATGCGAACCACCAAGTACCGTGGCAGACCTGTAAGCCAGATGAGTCCCGGTAGCAAGGCATATCAGGCTGCTATGAGTGGTTTCAGAACAGGATATCAACCACCAGAAGATCTTGCAGCACAACTTAGAGGAAGCCAAATTCTTTCAAAATTGTCTCAAAGAATTTTACAAACACATCCACAATATGATCAGTTTGTTCAAGACGAAGAACTTCGTGGGGACATAATCATGGGCAGAAAAAATTCAGATGGAACCTGGAGACAATCATATCTGAGAGACAGATACACCGGAGATTAAATAAAATTATGAACTACCTAACAAACTATTACAAGAATCTTTGTGAGCAACTTCAAGAACAAATTAATCTTCTGGAGGCCAGAATAAATCGCCCAACACACACTGTGCTCGGAGATACCTTCCGAAACGATCAAGAGATGGATCGCAGAGTCGGACAAAGAATGGATGTCATGTCCGATCTTGATCTTCTTGCCAATTTTGAAGAAGCAGATGAGCCAACAAGAAATGCTGCTAAAAATGTTTTAAAAGACATGAAAGATACAAATCAAATGGCTGGAAGAGTTGGAACCAATGCAACAACTGGAGATCTTCGTGCAGCCATGGGTGGTTTGAAGAAACACGCTCAATCATCTTCTTTCCAAACCCAAAGAGGAAAAAGACTTTCAGGAATGGAAGATCGTGGATTTAAATTTACACCAGCAGTAAACGATTGGGTCGGGGGAAACCGTTATATGGATACCCAAAGAGGTGAAGGATTTGATACCGTTTCCGATATTCTTGGAGACATTGAAGATTATGATACCTCCCGTCCAGTTACCAGAAAATTCAAAAGAGATGTTGCTTTGGGTCTCGGTCGAGCCATGAACCCAACAGGTGTTAGCAGAATGCAAGTTGACACACAAAATGTGGCAAGAGCCAATGCCTCAGACCCAAGAGGATATTCAGTAACTCAAGAACCAGTCATGGGAATGAAAGTCGAACCATCAACAGGAAGTCCAAGCGAATTCAATCGTAGATTGGGTGAACCAGAAGTTGCTGAAAAATTGAAAATGATCGCTCCTTGGATCAACGTAAATGCATCAGAAGTACAAAAAAGATTCCCCAGTTATTATGAATCAGGAGTTTTGGGAAGATACTGGACAGGACGATAATAAAAGTGCTCATAGAAAAAACCGGACCCCTGAAAAGGTCCGGTTTTTTCGTTTTTAAGCAAAGCCGTTTATTTGGCTTCTACGGCCTTCTTGGTGCACTCGCATGCTGGGGCTCCCTTGTGCTTGGGACCCTTCCCAAGGTCAAGGAGGTTGGTTGCGAGGACAAACACGCAGAGACCGAAGACAAACCAATGAACATTATCCTTCACGAACTTTGAAAATTTTGTAAGCATAAGTTTCCTTTCACTATATTTATCTAAATATTCATGCCATGAAGAGATTTAAAGAATTTTTGGAAGAACAAAAAGTCAAGGTTCCTGGATCGGAAATTGAAGAAGTGGATGTAGTTCCCACTCCACAGGAATCGGAGCAAAAGAACGAGCAAAATTGGTCAAAGGTAGTGAAAGAGGTCAAGAAGACCGTAAAGGCTCCATCCTATGCGAGCATAAAGAAATTCACACAGGGTGACAAGGAATCCTCAAGGGGTGCAATCGAACTTGATCTGACTCCAAAGCCAAAGATTGAGGCACCGTTGCCTCAATCTCAGACATCAACTGAAATTTGATTTAAGCCTTTAGTTTGCCTCTGCGAATCAGTTCTGCTTTTGCAGCACGGTATTCGATTGGTTGTTTTTCGTCCGGAATTGCTGGACCGAAAGCGTTGCTTCTCTTGGCAGTGCGCATCATGTTCTGCAACTCAAGATCGCCGTAGCGTGGCTTGCCTGCCCAGAACTTGGAGAAGTCCTCTCCTTGTTGTGCTGGGGCGGGGGCTGCTGAATTTGGTGAAAATTCAGGCTTTGGCTTGTTTGGCTTTTGGTAGCCGGGAACAACCGTGTTCTGTGGAATGACGACCTTGGCGGCTGGTGTGGCAAGAGGAGCCCTGGCAGCGGGAAGAACCTGATTCTGAACAGCATTTCTGTTTGGATCGATGCTGATTTCACCTGGCTTCACTGCTGCCCCGATTGCTGGATTTCTTGGTGATGAGACGGAAGTGTTTGTTGGTGCGTACTTGGCAGCGGATGGTGGAACCGCAAACAGAGAGTTTGGAATCCATGCTGGTGGAGGGGTTGGCGATGACGCTGGGGCTGGTGAGGGAGCAGCGGGAGCTGGCGCTGGGACATTTGCTGCCAGCGAAGCTGCACCAGCGGCCTTCTCTGCTGCAACATCTGCCTGATATTGGCCTGTTCCCATGGCTCTCTGCTCAAGGTCTTTTCTTGCTTGTTCAGTATCCTCTGCGGGTTTGACGGCAGAAAGTCTTGAACCTTCAGGTCCACTCAACGTGGTTGGATTGATTGTGTATTGAGTTGCGGTTCCGGGAACGCTGAAAGCACGGCTGACCATATCTGTTGAAAGTGGGGCTGCTGCTTGTCTTGCTGGAACTTGACTTTGGGTGGAATTGGAATCAAACTTGCTTTGAAGATAACCGGAACTGTCAACCTGGTAGCTGCCACCAGCCTCTCCAGATCTTGCGGCAAACTCCTGTTGGGCATCACCCTTATAATTTTTTCTGGCAGTGGGAGTCCTTGAACTCACTGTATATGTTGATGGATATGCACCAGTCATTGCCTCATCGATCATTCTCAATTTGTTTTCTAGTGCAATTACTTTTTCGTATAAATCTTCTGCACGGTTCTTGTAGAATTTTGTTATGTAGTCCATGGAATTATTTATAAAGTATTTTCACTCAAAAGAACTCATAAAACCTGAACCAGAACTTTTTCTGTGACCCAATCCACTTCTTGGGTACAAACTTATACCAGCATTTTTTCTTCTTAAATCAACAGAATCATCGTTCGAATATGTTCCAAAAATACCACCTCCAATTTTATTCACATCAATTGATTTTTTCGGAGTTTCTGTACTTGATTTTTCCGGAGTCGTTGGGTCCCCAATACGAACAACTCTACGACCACCTCGTCCACCAACCATTCGTGATCTTTTAAGAGCCATGTTTCTTGCAGCATTTGCTGCCTTCCATTCACGGTAATTTCCATTTTTCCCGGTTCTCAACGGAGGAACCTTTATTGCAAAAGCCTGGTCCTCATCGTAAATGTGTTTAGTATCATCAATCCATTTGTCTTCTATACTCTTTGGTTGCTCGGGTTCTTCTATAGATCCATCATCTTCTTCTTCAGAAAATTCATTTAAAATTTGCTGAATAGAAAGAATTTTTTCTTCCAATTCTTCGCAGAGATTTTTGTAGTAATTGGCGAGGTAGTTCACAAAAATATTTATGATGAACTTTTTTTGTCATTTTCCGGGCCAAAAATTTTTTTGAGCATCCCATGTATTTTGAAAAAAGGGGTATAGGGGGGTTGGGTATTTTTACAGAAAATTTAAGAAAATGTAAGGGGGTCGGAGCTAGCCGCCCGATAACCCTAGCCGGTTATGGGACCCAAATCACTGTTTGGACCGCTGTAGGGGTGGCATTCCCCAAATATTAATTTTACATTTCTCCCCAGCCTGCCGAGGCAAGCCAAGCGTTATCGGCGTCCCAGTC